TAGCTAAAAAGAAAAAAGAAATTCTTGGTAAAAAAACAGGTGGACCAATAAGTGGACCTAAAGGTGGTCTTCCAAGAATGAGTGATATAGATAAAGATAAAATAGAAAAATTAAAACAACAATTTAATCGTTTTAGAAATACATCTACTAAAGGCGGTGGAGCAGACGAAAGCAAAAGAATGTCTGACAAAACTAAACAATCTATAAAAAATTTAGTTAAAAGAATTGGTAGATTAACTCCCGCTGCAAAATTTGGAAGCGATGCAGGACAAAGAATTAGAGAAAGATTAAAAAAGAAAATTATGACCCCCGCTAAAAAAATGGGCGGTGGCATGATGATGAAGCAATACAACAAGGGTGGCTCTGTTACTGCTAGCTGTAAACTTGGTAGAAACAAAGCAACAAAACTTTATTAGTTGCTATTCAGCCATGGGAAGGCTAAAAGGATAAATATATGGCTGTAGAAAAAAGTAATATTCCTGAAATAACTGAGGAAGAAAAAGTAGAACTTCAAGAAGGCCAACCTATCATAAACGATGAAGTAGACGAAGTAACTGTAGAAGGTGAAGAAGTAGAAGAACCTAATATAGAAGATGACTTTAATGCGAACCTTGCAGAAAATATAGATGAGAGAACGTTGTCTCGTATGGCAACAGAGCTAGTATCTGATTATAAAAAAGATAAAGAATCAAGAAAAGATTGGGAAGAGGCTTACATAAAAGGTTTGGATCTTTTAGGTGTTAAGTACAGAGAAGTAACTAAACCGTTTAAAGGTGCTTCTAATGTCACTCATCCGTTGTTAGCTGAATCTGTTACACAATTTCAAGCACAAGCGTATAAAGAATTAGTACCCTCTGATGGCCCGGTAAGAACTCAAATAGTTGGAGTACAAACTCCTCCTATAGAATTACAAGCTGACCGAGTTAAAGATTACATGAATTACATGTTAATGGAAAAGATGGAAGAGTATACAACTGATATGGATCAGATGCTTTTCTATTTACCATTGTCCGGTAGCACTTTTAAAAAAATATATTACGATTCATTAATGCAAAGACCTGTCTCTAAATTTATTCCAGCGGAAGATTTAGTGGTTCCTTATTATGCGTCCGATTTAAAAGATACCGATAGAATTACACACGTTCAAAAGATGACGGAAAACGAAGTCTTAAAACAAATGGCAGCAGGTTTTTATCGTGAGGTAGAGTTGTCTAATAACAATGAGACCACGGACAACGTGCAAGATAAAATAAATGAACTTGAGGGTGTTAAAAATACAGGGGATGATGCTCTACATACAATTCTTGAAATGCATGTTGATTTACATTTAGATGATTATGAAAAATTTGATTCAAGAGCAAAGAGTATTAAGATTCCATACGTAGTAACTATTGATGAAGGTTCAAATGAAATTTTATCTATCTACAGAAACTACAGACCAGATGATCCTACATACAAAAGAATAGAATATTTTGTACATTACAAATTTTTACCAGGATTAGGTTTCTATGGCTTTGGCCTTACACATATGATCGGTGGTTTATCACAAGCTGCAACTCAATCTTTAAGACAATTGATTGATGCGGGTACTTTAAAAAATTTACCAGCAGGATTTAAATCACGTGGTATTAGAGTTAGGGATGATGACCAACCAATTCAACCTGGAGAGTTTCGAGATGTTGATGCACCGGGTGGAAATATAAGAGATCAGTTTTTTAATTTACCTTTTACAGAACCTTCAACTACTTTATTTAACCTTTTAGGTTTTTTAGTACAAGCAGGACAAAAATTTGCAGCAATAACAGATAACAATATCGGTAATGATGCACAAAACAGAGCTGTTGGAACTACGGTTGCTATGATGGAACGTGGTTCACGTGTAATGAGTGGTGTTCATAAGCGTTGTTACTACGCTATGAAAATAGAATTTAAAATTTTAGCAAGAATTATGGGTGAATTTTTACCTCCAGAATATCCTTACGATGTTTATGGTGGTCCAAGAATGATTAAAGCTACTGATTTTGACAACAGAGTCGATATTTTACCGGTTGCTGATCCAAATATTATGAGTATGGCCCAAAGAGTTATGCTTGCACAAACACAATTACAAGTTGCTAGTTCAAATCCTGCCATTCACAATATTCACGAAGCTTACAGACGTGTTTATGAGGCGTTAGGCACTAAACAAATAGAAGCATTATTGAAACCACCGCCACCGGCTCCCGAACCAATGGATCCAGCGAAGGAAAATGCACGTGCTTTACAGATGCAACTACTAACTGCGTTTGAATTTCAAGATCATGAAGCGCATATAGCGGCTCACATGGCGTTTATGCAATCTAGAATGGTTCAAATTAATCCACAAGTCTATGCATTACTACAATCTCACATTTCTGATCACGTTTCTTTCAAAGCAACGCAAGAAGTTAGGGAACAATTAATGAATGACCCTAATATGGTGATGCTTCAACAGGCAAATCCACAAGAATTCCAAATACGTTTTGATAAAGCGGTTGCAACAGCTGTTGCAGAGATTACAGAACAGTTAATTCAAGGGGAAATGCAACAAGCAGCAGGAAAACAAGACCCACTTGTTAAATTAAAGCAACAAGAGATAGATTTAAAAGCTATGGATCTTCAAAGAAAAGCTGAAGAGACGAGAATGAGAGCACAAATGGATATGCAGCAAGAATCAGCGAGATTAGATTTCCAATATGATAAATTAAGTGAACAAGCGCAACAGTCAGACGAACGTTTAGAAGTAGCGAGAGAAAAAATTGCGAAAAAATAACGAAAAAGGTTTAAGCGGAGGTGTTCGTTCAGGGCCACCACCTAAAAGAGGGCCAAACCCACAAGGACTAACGCGAAAGAAGTTTAAAAGTGTCGAACAATACACCAAAAAACTCATACGAAAGTCTTCCAGTAACATCTAAATTAATTTTTCTTGCTGGGATATTTGATGGAGAAGGTAGCTTTGGCGTTTGGTCAAAGGGTATAGGAAGAAAAAAAGAATTTGCTTGCACGATAGAGATGACAGACCAAGATACTCTGCAAAAATTTGCAGATATGTTTGGTGGACAGATATTTCCTTGTAAAATAAGAAAACCACATCATACTCCAACCTGGAGATGGAGACAGAACGGCTACAGGGCTTTCCTTATAATGGATAAAATGATAGACTTCATGAGTAAAAGGAGACAGGAGAAATATAATGTGGTTAAGCGCGATAAAATTGGCGGCACAAGCAGGTACCCACATCTTCAAGAAGCGTCAAGAGACGAAGATGTTAATGGCAGATGCTCAAATGATGCACGCAAGAAAGATGGCCCAGGGTGAGGAAGCTTACCAGGGAAAACTTCTAGAAGCCCGACAATCGGACTGGAAGGACGAGGCCGTTTTGATAATTTTAAGTTTGCCCGTGTTGGTGCTCGCTTGGGCAGTCGTATCGGATGACCCGACAGCGATGGATAAGGTTAAATTGTTCTTCGATATGTTCTCACAGCTCCCTTCATGGTTCACAAATCTTTGGATCCTTGTCGTGGCATCGATATATGGTATTAAGGGAACTCAAATCTTTAGAAATGGTGCAGGTAAAAAATGAACTTAGAAAGAGATTTACAAAAACTTAGAAAAGAAAAACAGATGAAAGAATCTGCTATTGCTCAACTTAGAAAAAGAAGTAAAGACTCAATTGCTAGACCTAAAGCAGAAAAAAATATATTATCAACAGACCCAAGGATGCAACAGATATGACAAAACTATGTGCTAGAGGCAAATCAGCTGCTAAAAGAAAATTTAAAGTTTACCCGTCTGCGTACGCAAATGCATACGCTTCAAAAATATGTGCTGGAAAAGCAAAAGACCCATCAAGAGTAAAAAGAAAAGATTGGGGACCTAAAAAAATGAACGATGGTGGCTACTTTGATGAACAGAAAACAAATGTAAAAGGCAAAAATAAAACAGGACCTATTAGAGGTGGTAAGACTCCACAAATACCTGGTGGTGAATATATGAAATATAAAAAATTAAAAAAAAATAAAGTTGTATCTGCAAAAGTTGGTAAAGCAGTTACCGCAGGTTCACAATCTGCAATAGGTAGATTAGAAAAGTCTGGTCTTAAAATGCGAGGTGGTGGAATTGCAATTAAAGGAACAGATTTCAAAGGCGTATTCTAATGAATAAAAAAGGTTCATGTTGGGAAGGGTACGTTCAAAAAGGAATGAAGAAAAAAGGGGATCGTATGGTTCCTAATTGTGTACCTGGTATGAAGTCAGGTGGGTTAACAAAATGGTTTAATGAAAAATGGGTAGATATTGGAGCAAAGAAAAAAGGTGGCAAGTATCAAGAGTGTGGAAGAAAATCTGCCAGTGGTTCAAAG